TAGTTAAATTTATTGGCGTTTTTGTTGCTGCACCTCTTATATTTTACGGTTGTAAAAAGATTTTAAGTAACAAGAAGGAATATACAGAAGTCATTATTGGCGAATCATATAGTACAATAAATGGTAAGCCCGTGAAAACTGAAGCATATGGACAAACTTCATCTAAAACAGCGAAAACAGAAAGTTATGGAGAAGTTCAACATAAGCCTGCGAGAGTGGAGTCTTATGGTGAAGTTCAAAATAAAATAGCTAAAGTCGAAAGTATCACTTGTAATCTTGGATTGCCTCAATATAAAGACTTGATAGCAAATGAAGCTGCAAGACAAATGAAGGAAAGAATTAATCAGGTATGTGAACAAGCATGTATTGATCAGAATGCAGCAGAAATTTGTACAAAAATTTTAACTAGAAACTTATATAAATTAAGTGTAAATGGACATTCTTTTGGACATTGTTTATTTTTAAAAGGTAGAGTTGGTTTAATGCCAGCTCATTATTTATATTGGATAGATAGTCAATTGGATATTGATGAAAATTTAACTCTTAATTTCCGATCAGTTTTTAATAAGCGTTTATTTACAGTTAATTTAAAGAGTTTTAGAGATAGATGTACTCGTTTTCATACTCCAGAACGACCAGGTTTAGAATCACGAGATTTGTGTCATTTCTCCCTTTTAAAGGATTGTCCTTTAACTCATCCAGATATAACTTCATTATTTTGTACATCAGTAGATCTCCAATATCTTAAGAATTCATATTGTTGTTTACCAACTTTGTCATGTCCAGATGGTTCTGAGGCTTTTGCTAAAGTTAAGTGTACAACAACTGGACAAACAGTAACTAAAAGAGAAGTTATTGAAACTCATACTCCAGGGCTTGATAATTCAAGAATTATTCGTGATTGTTGGGCTTATAAATTAGATTCAGAAGTTGGTGATTGTGGGGCACCTTTAGTGTTACGCAATCCTCAATTGCAACCAGGTAAAATTGTAGGTATTCATGTAGCCGGTCAAGCTCATGGTTTTGGATATTCAACACCAGTTTACAAGAAAGATATTGAAGAAATTTTAAATAAATATTCAAGTTTAGATAAAGTAGTAGATCAAATATGTTCCGCTAGCTTACCACAGGGACATATTTTAGATAAACCTTCATTTAGATATATAGAAAAATTAACTTGTAAAATTCCTACCGCTTCAAAATCAGTTATTCGTCCTTCTCCTATTTATGGTGAATTACAAACTCCTTTGACAAAACCTTGTTTATTGCGAACAAAGAATGGATTTGATCCTATAGCTTATAGATTAGATCTGTTCGGATCTGAAGGAATAGCAATAAACCAAGAAATGGTAGATAACAGTGTCACTGCTGTTTTACATCATCTTAAAGCAGCAGTCCTTAAACAAGGAGATATTAGTGAAAAGAAAGTATACAGTTTTGATGAAGCAATCCAAGGTATAAATGGAGAAGAATATTTAACATCAATTAAAAGAAAAAGTTCACCAGGATTTCCATTTTGTGTAAATAATTCAACAAATACTAAGGCAAAGTTTTTTGGACAAGGTCCTGATTGGAACTTGGACGGAATTAATAGCAAACTTCTTAAAAATCGTTGTCAGGAAATTATTGACAGTGCTAAATTGGGAGAACGTCAAGTTCACCCTTTTATTGACACTCTTAAGGATGAACGTAAACCAATAGAAAAGGCCCATAAAACTAGATTATTTTCAGCTTGTTCTTTAGATTATTTAATTTGTTGTAAAATGTATATGATGGGTTTAGTTTCATGTATGACTAAGGTTAGAAATTTTTCCGGTATAGCAATAGGAACAAATGTTTATAGTAATGATTGGGACAGACTTGCGAAACTTTTAGAAAGTAAGAGTGAGGAAATGGTAGCAGGAGATTTTGCCGGATTTGATTCAACCCAAATTTTTCAACTTCTTCGTGCTGCTTGTGATGTTATTGTAGGTTTATTCAAGGAAATATTTTCAGATGTTACAGAAGAAGATGTTTTGGTCTTGCAAGTTTTACTTGAATCATTGTGTTCATCAGTACATATATATGAAGGAAATGTATATCAAGCTCTTAAAAATTTACCTTCAGGTCATTATTTAACCGCATTTATTAATTCAATTTTTGTTTTTATTCTTTTTTGTTGTGCGTGGCAACTTAGCTTTGGTGTCTCTCTTACCTCAGCTTTTAAATTTTTTGAAGAATGCGGAATTATAGCATATGGAGATGATCACGTTGTTTCCATTCCACGTAAATATCTATTTAAATTTAATCAACTTACTCTGATAGATTTATTCTTAAAATTAAACATGAAATATACATTAGAAGATAAGGATGCAGTTGCAGAGTTACCATCAAGAAAATTATCAGATATCACCTTTTTGAAAAGAAAATTTATGTTTGATTTACGTGTTCATAGATACGTAGCCCCTCTGGCTATGGAAACTATTTTAGAATCACCTATGTGGATTAAAAATTGTGTAGATGCAACTGAACAAACAGTAGTAGAGTTAGAAAATAGTTTAAGAGAACTTAGTCTTTATCCAGAAGAAATTTGGAATATGC